TTAACCCACATTGAGAGAGAGCCAATTTTTGCATTTGTAGGTGAACTTGAGTTTGTCCTACTTAAATAAGCACTAGCAGATGAACGAAAACGTAAGCTGTTGTCTATGTCATAACCACCAGTAGCACTGTTAGCTGCTGCTCCGACTAATAAAGACATTATGAAACTCCTAGCGTTTGACCTTGCTCGTAGAGATTTGTCCCGTCAGACCTAAAGTTGAAGAAGTCAACAGCTGCAGCTGCTGTAGATAGAGTAGGAGCAGTTGCTGCGTTCCATTTAAATATAGCATTCCATGCTAAAGTTCTTGACCCTGTGCCATCTTGAATTACTTGTATACTATAAAACCCACCGTCTTGTAAGTTAGTAGGTGCTGCCATGGTTCGGTTACCCGCTAAGGTAACTTTAGATACTTGTCCTGAATTTGTGTCCCAAGTGATGGTAGCCGCGTCAGTAAGTGTGAGTGTAGGAGAAAAGCCTTGGCCATCTACCTGTAAATTAAGTGTAGTGCTTAGTGAAGTAAATGCTCCGGTACTAGGGGACGTATCACCTATAGGGCCCGGTGTAGCAAATCGTGCGGTAACGCCTGCACCTGAAACGGTACTTGTTGCTGAAAGTGTTGTGAAAGCACCTGTACCTGAAACTGTACTTGATGCTGAAAGTGTTGTGAAGGCACCTGTACCCGCTACTGAACTACCGATTGCAGGAGGGGAAGCAAATTTTGCATCGACACCAACACCACTAAATGTACTTGATGCTGAAAGTGTTGTAAAAGCACCTGTACCCGCTGCTGAACTACCAATTGCAGGGGGAGAGGCAAATTTTGCATCAACACCAGCACCACCAAATGTACTAGTTGCTGAAAGTGTTGTAAAAGCTCCAGTGCTAGGAGTAGTTGCTCCAATTGTAGTACCGTTAATTACACCACTAGCTATAGTATATGAGGCTGAATAGTTTACTGCTTCTACAACTTCATAGTTAGTTCCTGAATGGACTCCAGTTTGATATAAAGCCATAGATTTGCCTGCAGGCACTTCAATACCAGCTGCAGAAGTTTTTACAGTTACGTCTGTATCAGATGCATTATATACATAATAATTTTTACCTTCAGATAATTCCGGAACAAGTAAATCTGATGAGCCACCTGAACTTCCAGTAAGTTTTAGTCTTAAATATCTAGCATCTTGTTCGGTGTTGTCGGTAGCGCTCCATGCAAGCGTTTGATTTGCACCCGTGACTGCTATATCTTTAGAATTTGCAATGGGATTTTGAAGAGCATATTGTAAATTTTTATTGGTCGTTGCGCCCCACGTACCGTCTTGTTCTCCGGTTCCTATGAGTTCTATACTTAAATTTGAATATGTTGACATAATTTTTTCCTTACGTTACTACTGGCACCCAATTAGGAACCTGTGTTGTATCAATTATAACCCAATTAGGGTTGTCTATGGTAGGGGCATGTCCCTCTAATGCTAAAGCTCCAACTGGTGGAGATATTATTACTCCATCTAATACTATTGGTGCTACTCCCGCTAATGCTAAAGCTCCAACTGGTGGAGATATTATTACTCCATCTAATACTATTGGTGCTACCCCTGCTAATGCTAAAGCCCCAACACTTGGAGTAATTATTGATGTTGAAGATACAGTTGGTGCTACTCCCGCTAATGCTAAAGCTCCAACACTTGGAGTAATAATATCTCCCACAACTACACTAGGTGCTACCCCTGCTAATGCTAAAGCCCCAACACTTGGAGTTATTACTTTTCCCTCTAATACTGTCGGTGCTACTCCCGCTAATGCTAAAGCTCCAACACTTGGAGTAATAATATCTCCCACAACTACACTAGGTGCTACCCCACTAAGAGCCAATGCTCCTACTGGAGGTGTAATTACACACCCAAGCCCATAACCAGCTGAGCTCCAAGGTCCTCGTCCCCAGCCGCAAGTAGCCATTAATGACTCCTTATGTTAGCGTAAAAATGCCGGTTGCAGCAGGTAAAACTGTTAAAGTGTTTGGCGAAGTTACAGTAAACTGAGAACTAGATAACTGACAGAAACATAAAAGTTTACCTGCAGCTGCGCTAGTTGAGTTACGTAAAATCGCATATCTAACATTTACTAAATTAGCACCGGAAGCAGTAAATGCTAATCCCACTGCAGACATTGTAAACTTCATCTGTTTAGCTGAAGATGGATTTACAGTCCATTGAGCTGTAGCGGGTACTAAGTTTCTACCTCCCGCAACATAACCACCTGCCGCTGCAACTTCATTTGTCACAGATGCATATGTACTCAAAGTAAATGTAGAAGCATTACTAGCCGTTTGAGCTAAAACCATTTTAAAAACACCGGCACCTAACTTTATGGTACCATTGCCTATATATTTTTTGGCACTGTTGTATAGTTGCCATGCTGTTGCTGCCATGTTAAATCTCCTTAATATCGGCGTATGATGCGCCGGTTTCTAAAATATGGTGAAGCAATCCACCGTAAACTTCTAATTCTATCTCTTCTCCCAGCATTCTAATTAAATCTATAAACTCTTGCGCTTGAGAAACCATCCATGGATGGCACTTAAATATTTTCCCACCTACATTTACAGGCATTATTAACTGGCCATCATTTTCTTTCTGTTCATATGCATGATGCTTATCTTCTTCTAAACACGAATCACATCCAAATAAATGAAATCTTTTAAATCCTAACATTCTAAACAATGGTATAGCCCTTAACAATACAGTCGATCCTCCTGGAACTGACCACCATGTTTTATATTGCTCATCTAGTATATCTTTTAATAAGTCTGCTTGCGTATGCCATATGTAAGTTCTATCTTTTGGCAAGCCCTCAAATACACTAGGGTTACATTGTGAAGCTATAAAGTATTTACAATCCTCTACTACAGGTTTTGTAAACCTCGCATTAAACTTTCTTGCATCTACCATGACCATAGCAGAAGGAGTTAAACCATTATCTAAACACCAATTATAGGCGTTATTAATAGTTATAAGTTTAACACCTTTTGCCCTCAATTGCTTTATTTTTTCTATATGTTGTGGTAAGGATGGTCCCCCTCCTACAATCATAACTTCAATATCATTAGTCGGATGTGGTTCTACTTGTAAATAACCTTGCTTTATATTGTGTTCTACGTTTTTCTTTATCTCATCATCAGTTGTATTTACAGTACCCGCATCAACTACTTCTTCCCCTGTTGCCCAATTACTTACATAAAACAAACAAGTATTATCTGTTTTGTTAGACCAATGTATTACACATTTATGGTCTTTAAGTTTTTTAAGCCACCACTCATATGGGTGCACACTCAAATGTAGTTTATGTCCTACTAAAACACCACAAATATCATCAACTGTAGATATTTGAAAAAATACATGTTGACAAGCAGATAAACAATTCTCTATAACTTGATCTACATGATGAGGTCTTATATGTTCCATCACATCAGCACAAAAACCATAAGCTGCTTGGACAGGTAGAGGTTGAGACAAATCAGCTTCTACAAATCGCAACGCATGTTTCTGTGTTTCTAACATTGGGACTATATCTTTATCTAAGCAGTTATCTGCAAAGTCAACCATAGTCACATCTAATCCACCAAAGAACGCTAGGTTTAATCCGCCTCGTCCTGTACCACAACCTAAATCTAAAACTGTAGCACCTTGTTTAGGTTTAGCCTGTTTTAAAAACTCATGGGCTATTTTTTCACCAGGAGCAACTTGTCTATACTCTGGTTTATCCCACATCATTTTATATAAATCTTTTTCTAATGGTCTTACTTTATCTACTGTTACTTCTGGTGCATCCGCTATAAGCGACGAAAATCCTGTCATGTTATCCCTTTCTATTCAAATCGAATAAGTGCTGTTGTTGCAGTGTTATCAGGTAATGTTACAGTTAATGTTTGAGCTACAATAGTTTTAACTGATCCAAAATCTAATACACATACAGAATAATTACTAGAACTGCTATTATATATTAAAGCTCCTCTTGCGGAAAATGTGCCTGTCCAAGTAGTAGGAGAATCAAAAGTTATATACACTACGTCTGCAGTATCATCTTGTGTAACTGTAGCGCCTGTTAATGTATTACCCCCAGCTACATACCCTGTGCCTACCACTTCATTTGTAGTTGTATATGCAGAGGTAGAAGAATCTAGCGTTGCGTCATCAGTATATAAAGCTATTTTAAATGTGTCGGTATCAAAATCTATATCACCAGCTAATGATTTAGCAACAAATGTATTAGTTATTCCTTGTATAATAGTTGCCATTAAACTGCACTCCCTCTTCTACCTTTAACAGGTATTCTAGCTTGTCCACTACGATAAGCATCACGAGTATTTTTACCTTCGCCTAGTCTAGTTAATTCTACTAGTGCTTGTTCATATCTATTGGAGTAGTTTGCTATTGTTTCTGGGTCGGCTTTGAGGTACGTAGCTGCTTCCAACAATGAACCATAAAGTAATACGGAACTATAATTATCTCCCAGCCAAGACGTACCGCTAGCGGCAGTAGTAATAGACTCAGGATAAAAAAAGTAATGAAGCTCAGCGCCATAAGCTTTATCAGGTGTAGGACCGAGTATAAATGTTGTATCATCGAAGACAGCATAATATTGTGGTTTTCCGTAGTGAGCTACATCAGTATCAGGAAATGATTGCCTAATAAAGTTAACGTCTTTATTTATAAGAAAAGTATACTCATTAGTTGTATTATCAATAGCCGCTAAACTATAAGTAGCTAGCCAATCGGCAGGCACATTTAAATATTTATTAGCGAAGTTAATAGTACCCGTATCATTTCTTCTTAAGTCTGGAAGATTAACCCCATTAAAGATTCTGTTTTCAGCTTGAGTTATAAACGTGTTTACATCTACTGTAGAGTATTCATCTTCAGTATACGATTGTATTTGTGCGACTAGTTCTGCGTAAGTCATAAACTATCCTTATGCCATTGGGCCACGAGCTTTTCTACCTTTAGTTGCTGCACCATTGCCACGAGTTACTACGCCTGTTGTTTTAACATTTTTTTCAGGATAACCTGCAAAGTTAGGTACAGGTACATCTTGAGGTTGTACATACCCACCCTCCAATTTTGGTTTTCTTGTCTCGTTTTCTTTAGCCATTTCTTTCTCCTAAGTTATTGTTATTGTAACAGTTCCTACTACTCCTGAACTTACTAAATTATTTCCCGTAAACTCATTAGCTGGAGGTCTTGCTCCACCAATAGGTTCCCATCCCCATTGTATATCTCTTGACCCAGTTACGTTGTTGTCATTAAAACTTTGGTCAGGTCTTGGATCTCGCACTGCTTGAGGATCTTCTACTGGATACATCCCTTGCATATTCTGTGGTTGATCTGGGTTCCAACACTCTTTACAAGCTTTAATATTAGTGTTAGTTTTTCTTACATATAAATCTTTTAGTTCTCTAAGCTTGAACTGAAAACCACAAACATCACAGTCTGCAATAGCATTCTTATTAGTGGTGTACTTGTTGCTCATTATTTGCTTCTTTGTTTAGCCCTAGTTTTACCACGAACAGCAATACCATCCATTCTACATTTACCTTTAACAGACCCACCTTTTTTAAATGTAAGCTTTCCAGTTAAAGGCTCACTCTTTCCCTCTTTTCGTAGTTGTCGAAGTGTTTTTGCTGATAAAGCTCTATCTTTTGCAGCTTCTTTTTTCATAAATTTTTCTATAGCTGCTGGACTAGGATCTGATTTCTTAGGTCTTTTTGCTATTACCTCTCCCACTTTTCCCATATACGGATGCTTAGTAACTTTTACGCCGTCTTTTATAGTTGTTGTGGCTTTTGCTTTTGCGTGATCGCGTACAGCTTTTCTTTCTGTTCTAGTAAGGTCTTGGCCTACCTTTAACTTGTCCATTATTTTTTTTGTTAGTGGCTTTAATAGTTTTTTCCCTGCTGCTGCTAAGCCCATCTTATTTCCCCTTTAAATAATTTCTGTCTTTAATTACCATCCCACCTTCTTTAAACTCAAATGTAACTGAGCCCCCATAACCTGATATTCCCGCGTCTGATCCCCAATCTCCTTTAGCTGCGTATCCCTGTATATAGGGTTCAAGAGTTACGTTGTCTGTAATAGGAAGTTGTGCCGTTGCTCGACCTCCTCCATATGTTGTGCCTTTGCGTCTTCCTCCTCCACCTTCAAGCTTTAACGACGACTTTCTTTTTTTCTTTTTATCAGTCATCTTATTTCCCCTTCAAATACTGTTTATCTTTAATTACCATTCCACCTTTTTTTAACCCGGCAATAGGAACTTCAAACAGCCCTAATCCTTGCTCGTATCTTGCTTCAGCTTCTGCTGCCTCCAAAGCTCTTTCTTTTTTAGTTTTTTTAACTTTTTTACTTTTTTTCGCTGCCGTCTTAAGAACTTTTGGAGCTATTTTTAATATGTTTCCTACTACTGCTGCACCCATTTTAATCTCCTATACGTATGATGTTCTTGGTGCTATGGTTAAAGTTGCTTTTTCTCTATCTTCAGTTGAAGCAAGTAACCATTGCTCTTCATATTCTGATTTTAACATTTGTATTCTTGGTGCTGCTTCCGGAATCTTAAGAGACAGATAATAAGCTAGTCCCGCTACCATACAAGGTAAAAATCTAAATGGGATATGCTGCGTGTTTACGCCGGTACCTGCATCATCAATTCGTTTTAAATACCAATACACAAGCGTATAAGTACTATCATTAGGGACAGGCCACATCGTTACTGTTGGGATTGCCGCTTGTCTATCTATATAAACTTGTATCGGTCTGCCCGTGTCGTTCTTACTTGGGATAGATGCATAAGTAGGATTTGACACCCTAGAAATAGCTATGTCTGACTGAGTCGTTCCCGTCCCAGTTCTTATGACTTGACTCATGAGGTCGATGGTAGTCGCGGGCAAATTGTAAGTGGCTGTACCAGCAACTAGTGGGATTGATCCTTGTTCAACAGTCCACAAATTTATGCCTCGGTTAGCCCACTCTATTGTAAGTAAATTTAAACTACGGGTTGCAGTTCTTAAATCATATCCTGTTCTTAACTCTGAACCACACCGTTCAAACGCTTCTTCTACAAGAAGGTTAAGGTCTAAATTAAATGCATGTGTGTTAGTTGTAGCCATTATGTTTTCCTTGTTGTCCTTTTACGTCTAAGAGATGCGACTCTTCTTAGTTTACCTACTTATATTGTCTCAACACTTCTGTTTCCACTACTTCTCTAAACATATCAGAACCAAAGACACTAAAGTCTCCATCCTTCCACTTAATGTTTATCATGTTGTCA